TTCCGATCAGAATATCGAGGGGGCTGAAATGACAACATATGAAAAACTGAAAACGGCACTGCAAAGCATAACAGAGCTTGCAGATGTCCCTGTGTTCTATGCGCTGTCAAAGGAGCGAACCGCTCCGCCTTACATCGCATATTCGGGAACCGGGCAGGACGTGTTCGATGCTGACAACACGCATTGGTGGCGTAAGAACACATACCAGCTTGAATACTACTTCACTAAAAAGAACGAACAAACAGAAACCGCTATCGAGGACGCGCTCCTTGCAAGCGGTTTTTTATATGACAAAAGCGAGGACGTACCGCTTGAGAGCGAAGATGTGTACGTCATTTATTACTACATTTAAGGAGAGAGACAATGGCAAATAAAGTCGAATATGGTATTTCGAATCTTCACATCGGTACATACACCGTTGAGGATTCAACTGTTACACTCGGCACTCCGTACCATCAGAGAGGAGCTGTAAGTTTCTCCACAGAAACTAATCAGGATCAGAACAACTTCCATGCAGATAACGTGGTTTACTGGAGTGGATATTCTGGTGAGTCTATCGAAGGCGACCTCGAAGTCGCACTGTTCGATGATGAGTTCAAGAAGCAGTTTCTGGGCTACAGAGAGCTGAGAAACGGCGGTCTTGCTAACGTTAAGGGTGCTATCAAGCCTTCCGTATACATCGCGTTCGAGATCGAAGGTGATCAGGAGAAGAGAAGGGTCATGATGTACAACTGCACACTCGGAGCTGTATCAAGAGAGTACAGCACCGTTGAGGACAGCATCGAGCCTGTAACAGAAACTATCCCTGTAACAGTTGTCGGTGACAACGTTGTAGGCGTAACTATGGCTGTCTTCAAGCCAGCTGACGCTGCTTATGCAACTCTGTTCACAGCACCGACTGCACCAGAATTTGCACAGTAACTTTTGAACGGGCGGGGCTAATCACAGTCCCGCCTTTTTTCTTATAAGAGAGAGGTGACTTATGGAAAAGACAATCAAGATCGGAAAAAAAGATGTCCGTCTTACCAACAACGTAGGCTGGACACTTACATACAGAGACCAGTTCGGACGCGACGTACTTCCTGCAATCATGCCGGCTATGACTTCTGTTATTGAAGTTATAAGCAGTGTGTTCAGAGAAACAGGAAAGACAAACGAGCTGTCGGTAGCTGACCTTCTGAACGCTGTTACTTCGGACAATCTCATAGACTTCGTAGTACAGGCAAGTCAGCTTGAGTTCACAGACCTCATCAGAATCACATGGGCTATGGCAAAGGCAGCCGATGATACTATCCCAGACCCGTATACATGGGTAAAGGATTTTGATGTGTTCCCGGTTGACACGATCCTTCCTGTGGTCGGTGAGCTTGCGTTCAAGGGACTGGTAAGCACAAAAAACTTGAGAAGGCTGAAGAATATGACAAAAAATCTTCAGCCGACAATATCGACACAGACACAGTCATCTTCGCAGGACTCGAAAGAGGATTAACGATGGAAGATATCCGACGCATGACAGTCGGACAGGTCGTTGATTTCTGCGTGGAATACAACAATAGGCAGAAACGTCAGGAAGAGAGAGCAAAGCGTGAAGAGAAACACGGAACAAAACGCAAAGCCACTCAAAATGACATTGATGCTTTCTTCGGATAGGAGAATGATATGGCAGGCGGTAAAATACGTGGCATTACTATAGAATTAGATGGCGATACCACCAAACTGGAACAGGCTCTGCGGAAGGTCAACAAGGAGACGAAAGCTCTTGACAAAGAGATGAAGTACGTCAACAACGCCTTGAAGCTGAAGCCTACGTCCGTCGAATTGTGGGGACAGAAACAGAAGCTCCTCACTATGGAAATAGAAAAAACTAAAAAGAAACTCGATGCGCTGAAAGCTGCAAAAGCCAAAGCTGATGCGGATCCGTCAGTCGATAAGGAATCAGAAGAGTACAGAAGGCTCCAGCGTGAGATAGTCGAGACGGAAGCAAAACTGAAATCTCTGAACGGAGAGCTTCGGAAAGTCGGCAATACAAAACTGAAAGCACTGTCTGAACAGTTCAAGGCTATCGGTGACAAGATGCAGGAAATGGGCAGAACCATGACACAGAAAGTCACCATGCCACTCGCAGCTGTCGGTGCGGTATCAGTAAAGAAGTTCGCTGAAGTCGATAAAACGATGCAGCTTGTCAATTCGACTATGGGCAACTCTGCACAACAGGCTTCTCTGCTCGATAAGGCAATGAAGGAAGCTGCAGCCAACTCGACCTATGGAATGAGCGATGCAGCTACGGCTACACTGAACTTTGCGCGTGCAGGTCTGACCGCTGAACAGGCAGCTGCTACACTCGCTCCTGCGATGAACTTGGCTGCTGGTGAAGGCGGTAATCTTGATACGGTATCTGCAGGACTTGTCGCTACGATCAACGGCTTTGGTGACTCATTCGATAATGCTGCAACATATGCAGACATCTTCGCTAATGCTTGTAACAATTCTGCTCTTGATATCGACTCAATGGCACAGAGTATGAGTATAGCAGCTCCAGTATTCGCAGCTGCAGGATATTCGGTACAGGACGCAGCTCTGTATATGGGCGTTATGGCGAACAAGGGTATTGACGCAAGTACGGCAGCCAATGCACTGAAAACAGGTATGGCTCGTCTTGCTTCACCATCAAAGGAAGCAGCCACATGGATGGACAAGCTCGGCATCTCGCTGACCGATTCAAACGGCAACATGAAGGACACAGTAACTCTGCAAAGAGAACTGCATGATTCTTTCGCAGGACTGTCTGAATCAGAGCAGATAGCAGCCGCAAGTGCGATATTCGGAAAGAATCAGATGTCCAACTGGCTCGCTCTTATCAATACAGCACCGGGCGAAGTACAGAATCTGAACGCATCACTTCGGGAGATGGGAACCACACAGCGAATGGCTGACGCTATGATGAGCGGTTTCGGTGGTTCTATTGAAAAGCTGAAATCTTCTCTTGATGTAGCTGCTACGTCATTCGGTCAGGCTCTTGCTCCTGCGCTTTCAAAGGTCATAGGTGCCATACAGAAGTTGCTTGACTGGTTCAATAACTTGAGTCCAGCGACTCAACAGGTGATAGCTACCATAGCACTTATTGTGGCTGCTATCGGTCCTGCGCTTCTGATAGTCGGCAAGATAGTGTCGGGTATCGGAATGGTCATAAGTGCGGTCAATACAGTCATAACTGTTATAGGCGCTATCGTTCCTATCGTTACTACAGTTATCGGAATAATCGGAGCTGCAGGAGCTGCATTTCTCGGTGTGGCTGCCGTCATAGGTGTTGTGGCGGTAATGATCTATAAGCACTGGGATGAGATAAAGGCGAAAGCACAGGAACTGTGGGACGCTATCAAAGCGAAGTTTGAGGGCATAAAGCAGTCGATATCCGACGCTTGGAACAACGTCAAGACTACAGCTGTCACTCTGTGGAATCAGATAAAGACAGCTGTCATGACACCTATAAACGCACTCAAGGCACAGTTGAGCGCAGCTTGGAATGCGATAACAGCGCACGTGAGGACTGCGTGGAACACCATCAAGACGGCTATCGTAACGCCTATACAGACTGCAGTAAACCTTGTACGTTCTGGCATCAATAAGATCAAGTCGATCATAAACGGTGCAAAGCTGAAACTCCCGAAGATAAAACTCCCGCACTTCAAAGTCAGCGGTAAGTTGTCACTCGTTCCACCATCAGTACCGAGGATAAGCGTAAGCTGGTACAAAGAAGGTGGTATTTTTGACAGTCCGACAGTATTCACAGGCGGTGTAGGCCTTGGTGAAGCGGGTCCTGAAGGTGTTATACCGCTCGACAAGTTCTGGGACAAGATGGACAGGATCGCAGAAGCTGCGACAGACGCTACACGTGGCGTGACTATAAACGTTTACGCATCACCGGGAATGGACGTCAACGCACTGGCTGCAGCTGTTGAACGCAGACTTGTAACGCTTCAAAAGCAGAAGGAGGCAGCATGGACTTAAACAATTATTTTGTGTTCGATGGTGAGAAGAGTTCTGACCTCGATACATATATAGCGGGTGAGGGAACATTCAACGCTCCAGAACGAGTCTACACGATGCAGAACATACCGGGCAGAAACGGACAGATAGCACTCGACGAGGGACGTTTTGAGAATTACGAACTGAAGTATCCTGCGTTCATATTTACGAGCGCAGGAGCAGACTTCAGAAGAAAGATATCTGATTTAAGAAACGCTCTGCTGTCAAAGAAGGGATATAAACGTCTGACAGACACATATCACCCAGACGAGTACAGACTTGCGATATACAGAGAAGGGCTTGAAACAAAGCCAGTGCAGTATAACAGAGCAGGTGAATTTGACCTTGTGTTCGACTGCAAACCGCAGAGATTCCTGCTTGAAGGCGAAGTACCTGTCACATATCCTGTACAGCCTACGGACCCGACCACTATAAACGGCGAGTATCTGACAGTAGACAATACAGCGGGCGATCAGATAATAACAACACTTACGCAGAAAGTAACACCGAAAATCGATGATAACGGATATGGCTCTGTATGGGCGCCGGGAATGAATCCTTCCAGTGTAGGTGGTCTGCCGAGATCGCTTCAGACGGCGGGAACAATCACAGACAATGGCGTGACATGGACGTGGATCAGCGAGACCAGCTACAGCGTAGAAGGCTACGCGGGAACGGGCGGTGCAAATCTTGTTTCAGATCGAACAGCTTCAAGCCCTGACGCGAGACCTATCCCAGCGGGATATTATCGCCTAATGGCGAAGAACCGCTCCGCACAGGTTCTTATTGGTCCTGCTGACGGAAGTTCAGACATGGTTGCTCATAACGTAGGCCCATATGAAAGCGGTTATTATAGTGTGACATTTACTGTACCGACGGGTACAGACTATGTGTATATCCTCAATATGCACTACGGAGAAAGTTACGGCAATAACGACACTTATGTTGCTCCTGTAATTGTTATGGGGAGCGCTTACAAGCCTTATGTAAATCAAGGCACTTTTGTACCGGTCGAAAGTACTGAACTTCATCAGACAGGCAAGAACCTTGCGACCGTGAGTACAATCAAGTCAGACTCGCAGGGGCGTGTTTCGTATACGAATGTTGCGGTTTTGCCAGAAACCGGGCGGTATACGATTTCTTTTGTGATGAGTCAGTCATATGACACTCTTTTCATAGGGAGTGCAGTATCCAGCTATGGTCAGTTTCCCGCAAACAGCGGTGGACGAAAAACACTTTCATTCAACGGTACGAAAAACGGCATAGTTAGATTTTCGGCAAACTACGGAGCCTTCGTTGCCGACGGAGATGTCATTACCTCGATACAGGTCGAGAAAGCAAGTTCAGCTACAGACTACGAAACATATACGTGGCGAAATTATCCTGTGGATATCACGTCGGTAGGAACTTCATACGGTGGTGAAGTTAATTATCTTGCGAAGAGATATACGGACGGTTACTCGCTTGTAAACCTCGATATGTCGAATACTATCACGTATGAATCATCGTATTCAGACACGAACAGCGCTTGCTTCAGTGTGGTGTGCTATATGTATTCGAATAATTACACCGATCCTGTTTCTGATATAGGACTGGTCGAACAGCCGAACCTACTCACAGATATGACTGTTGAAGGGTTCCTGTTCAACAATTCCGAAAACAAGGTATACATCAGACTCAACAGGTCAAGGTTGAGTGACACAACTGCGGAAGCGTTAAGAAGCTATCTTCCTGCAACGCTGGTGTTCTGTGCGAAACCAAGATGGACAACATCATACCCGATAGAAGTGGATCCTATTCAGTTATTCGCTGGCCTGAACAATTTCTCGGCAGATGGTGACGAGCTGACACTGACGTATGGAATAAACCTCAACACGATAACGAACCCGACACAGTTCCCTGCAAGACCGCTTCTTGAGATAACAGGAAACGGCACTATCGGAATAGGTGAATATCTCATCACTATCGGTGGCAGCCCTCACACAGTGATCGATTGTGAAACAATGGAAGCGTATGACGGACTGACTTCAAAGAACAAGAATGTCGAGATAAACAAAATAGACTTTCCTGTTCTGAACGCAGGTGAAACGAACATAATGGTTGGTTATGGAATATCATCGTTAGTCATTACTCCGAGGTGGTGGAAAATATGATTCCAATACTTTACGAAAGTACAGAAACTAAATTCAGGTCGAATGGTTTAGGACGCTTGTCTGACTGTACCAGATGCGTGGTCACCGAAGAACGTAACGGGATATATGAATGCGAATTCGATTATCCGATTACGGGTGTTCATTATGAGGACTTGATCGACGGAAGAATCGTTGCTGTGACTCACGACGATAAACAGGATATCCAGCCGTTCGACATTTACAGACATACGGCACCTATAAACGGGATCGTGACGTTCTATGCGCATCATATCAGCTACAGACTGAACGGCATCGTATGCGTTCCATTCAGAGCTGTTTCTATAACAGACGCGATGTCCAGTCTGAAAAATCAGTCAACTACAGATAACCCATTTGACTTTTGGACGGATAAGTCAAGTACGTCAGTGTATTATTCTGGCGCTCCAAGAGCGGTGCGTTCAATGCTCGGTGGCGAAGAAAATTCGATCCTCGATGTTTACGGAACCGGTGAGTACGAATTCGATAAGTGGACTGTCAAACTGTATCTGCACAGAGGAAGAGACACTTCTGTTGAGATCAGATACGGCAAGAACCTTGTAGATTTCTCACACGATGTAGATTTCAGTAATTCGTTCAACGGCATCGTTCCGTACTGGATCGGAACGAGCACAAGCGGTGGCGATGAAGAGGAAGAACCGACCGAACAGACGGAAATAGTGATGCTTCCAGAATACGTTGTGTATTCGGAACACGCACCATATGACGGAAGAGACCATATTATTCCTTATGATTTTTCCGCAGAATTCTCGGAAAAGCCTACAGAAGAACAGCTTCGGAACGTTGCGGAAAACTATATGCAAAGTAAGAACACCGCAGCACCGCACGAAAATTTCACTATCAATTTTGTGCAGTTATGGCAGACGGAAGACTTCGGCGAGTATGTACCGCTTCAGCGAGTAGGGCTGTGTGATACAGTGCGTGTGTATTTCTCACAGCTTGGTATTGACGGGTATAAGGCTAAAGTAGTCCGCGTTACATACAACGTCCTGCAGGACAGATATGACGAGATGGAGCTGGGTGAAGTCGCTACAAACTTCGCCGGTGTACTTGCAGAAGGAACCACAAATCAAATCGTTGCAAATATCGAGTCGGAACTTGCTAACCAGCGAAGGTCTATCGAAGCCGAGTATCAGGCAGCTATCGAGTATGCAACGGACATGATACGTGGTGGCATGGGCGGTTATGTTGTCCAGACAGTGAACGCTAACGGACAGCCAATAGAGTTACTTATCACAGATAACCTCAATCTGGCAGCTGCACAAAACGTATGGCGCTGGAACGCGGGTGGACTCGGTCATAGCTCAAACGGATATGAAGGACCATTTGACGATGTGGCTCTGACTGCTGACGGCAGGATCAACGCATCAATGATAACTACAGGCAGACTGACCGCAAACCTCATTAGAACCGGGCGAATCGAGTCGGCAAACGGCAAGGTTTACTTTGACCTTGATGCTGACGAGCTTGCGTGTAACCTGTTTGTCGGTACAGGGTGTTCTGCAGACATTTCGGGCGTTCGCAGTGGAAATGTGTATTATCCGTATTTCCGAGTTTATCACACGGGAGCCACAAGCCCTGACGCGCTGTTACTGGAACCGCCAGAAAACGGAACGGGAACATCGAGAATTTCTGTACCTACAGGGCCGATATATTTCGGCATCAGAAGTGCTGCTTACGGAGACGAGTTTGACAGTTACATATATTTTCATGCGAATGAAACGCGGGTGTTCCAGCATTCATATCACGGCATGAGGCTAACACATGACGGAGCGATAGTGTTTTACGCAAAACGTCCCGGGGCGACATCGTACAACGGCGGGTTCGAGGTAAACGCCAGTTATTCAAAGTTCTGGGGCGATCTTGCAGCTTCGGGCACAAAATCGCGTCTTGTCAAAACGGATAATTACAATGACAGACTTCTGTACTGTTACGAAACACCTACACCTTTATTCGGTGATATCGGTGAAGCACAGCTCGATGAGGACGGCGTTTGTTACGTGGATCTGGACGATATCTTCACAGAAACCATCGCAGAAAAAGTCGAGTATCAGGTGTTCCTGCAGAAAGAAGGGCAGGGTGACTGTTGGGTATCTGAAAAGAATCCGAGATACTTTGTCATTCAAGGCACACCGAACCTCAAGGTAGCGTGGGAACTCAAGGCAAAGCAGAAAGATTATGAGCTGACACGCCTTGAGCAATATGACGATACAGACACAGAAATAAACATTGATTTATTTGAACTTCACAAAGAAGATCTGCTTGAAAGCTACATATCAGAACAGGAGGAAATACTAAATGGCAACTATTAAACAGCTCGCATCATTCATCGTACTGAACGTAAACGGCGGTGACAGAGTATCTTATACCTATGACGAGATCGACGCTGAAACAGGCGATATGATCAGCTCAAACAACAAGGGTTCTTTTATCGCAGTGGATGCGACATTCAAGAAGAACATCAACGCAGTAAGAAAATTCATAAGCGAGAATAAGCTGGGAGAATAGCAATGTTCAAAGACAAGGAATTCTGGACAGACACCTTTTACAGATGCCTGTGGACAGCAGCTGAAGTGTGGGCTGGCGTGTTCGTAGTAGGACAGACCATTGAAGGCATACACTGGAAGCACACGCTGTCAGTAACGGTCATTGCAGTACTCGCCTGTCTGATCAAACAGCTGGGCGTGTACTCAAGGAATCACATAAAGGAGAACTACGATGACAACGAGTAGTGTACTCATGGCAGAAGTCCGCTCTCACATAGGTGAGGGCGGTTCCGTTTTTCAGAAATGGGCGGGAATTCCCGGTCAGCCGTGGTGTGATGCTTACGTGTCATACTGCGAGAACAAAACGGAAAACGGTGCGCTGTACTGCGATGGAGCAAAGGAGATAAACTGTCCGCACTCTATGAACTGGTGCATCGAGCATCTTGCTTCAATTCCTATCTATTTGGCAATGGAAGGTGATGTTTCGTTCTTCGATTGGCAGCCTAACGGACTTCCTGATCATGTGGGATTCGTAGATGAACGCAAAAACGCAGATTTCTACTACACTATCGAAGGAAACACTTCGGGCGGTATCGTAGCAAGGAAGGAGCGTTCTGATAAGGAAGAACAGCTGACGTTCAGACTGCACTATACGCCTACAGCGTATTCAGCAGATAAACAGCTTGAGGTCGATGGCATATACGGATATTCAAGTATCGCAGTCACTCAGAAGTGGTTAGGCGTTCCGATCGACGCTATTCTCGGACAGGGAACTGTGAAGGCACTGCAGAAGAAGCTGGGAGTTACAGCTGACGGTCTGTGGGGCGTAAAGACAACCAAAGCCCTGCAGAAACTTGTCGGAACTACACAGGACGGACTCTGTGGTCCTGCAACGGTCAAGGCGTTCCAGACATATCTGAATGAGCACGCACATACAAAGCCAGAACCTACACCGACACCTTCAGCTGACAAATACAAGGTCATAGATGTATCAGAATGGCAGGGCGCTATCGACTGGGCGAAGGTCAAAGCTGATGGCGTAGTCGGAGCTATCATCAGATATGCTGACGGTGACCATCTCGACCCGTATTTCGACAGGAATATGTCTGAAGCGAAAGCAAACGGTCTGCACATCGGAGCATATATCTTCTCACGATCAAAGACCAAGATAGGCGGTGAAAATGATGCTGTCAAACTGTATAAGGCTTCAAAACCATATGCACCTGACCTTCCTCTGTATATCGACCTTGAGGACGCAAAGATAAAGTCATACGCAAACATAGTCGCACAGGCTTTCCTGCGTAAGATGAAAGAACTCGGAGGCAGACCGGGAATTTACGCCAACCTCAACTGGTGGAACAATTATCTTGCAGAAACGGCAAGAGATTATTCTTCCAACGCGTTCTGGATAGCGCAGTACTATGACAAGGTGACTCATAAAAATCCGTCGCTTTTCGGAATGTGGCAATACTCATCTTCGGGTAGTGTCAACGGCATCAGCGGAAGGGTAGATATGGACTGGCTGTATATCCCGTACTGGGAGAAAACACCAACACCAACACCCAGTGGCGGATATGACGGAGAGTTCCCCAGTCTGAAGCTCGTCAAGTCAACCGATCAAGTCGTAGCCGATGCTCTTACCTTCGCAAGATGGATAGTAAATGATAACCGCTTTGGATATGGTCGTAAGGGTGGTGCCAAATACAAGGGTACAACTGACTACAGCATCACGCATAGTGGCGGTTGTCACTTTTGTGGAAGCAACTCAAAGAAAATAGCAAGGGCAAGGAAAGCGGGCTTGAGCGATCCAGAGCAATGGGAATACACATACGTATGTAATACGCTTGTTCACGCTTGCTATGCTCATGCTGGTATCCCGTCAATGTTGAGCGCAAAAGGACATTCGTGGTGGACTAAAGAATATCAGCGTTCTTCGTACTGGACGGAGATAAAGAAGCCCGCAAAGATAACAGATTTAAAACCGGGTGACGTACTCGGAGCTGACGGTATGCACTATGCTCTGTACTACGGCAATGGCAAGATAGCAGAAGCCACTTCAAACGGCAACGCTGCTGCCAGCAAGGAAAAGTGGAACAGTTCTATCCGTATAACGGGCGGGGGATTCTTCAAGTCTGTTAATCACGTATTCAGATTGACGAAACCTGTCAACACTACTGCACTCATCAAGTACGGCGAAGTATCGTATCGAGTGAAACTCGTTCAGAACTTCCTTAACTGGTACTTTGGTTCGGTATGCACAGTAGACGGAATGTTCGGTGACACAACTCTGAAATATGTCAAAGCATTTCAGACGGCTATGGGCATCACGGCTGACGGCATAGTCGGAAATGACACTATAGCCAAGATGAAAGAAGCGAGGAGGTGAGGGACGTGCCAGATAATGTAATAATGATATTACTGGGGTTTATCGGTGCTCTGATTGTGGCGATAAAACCTATCCTTGACCTCAACACTAACATAACCGAATTAAAGGTCAGTATTGATCAGTTCAGAGACAGCGTGAACAAACTTGATTCACGCATCACCGAACACGGCAAAGAAATAGACAAAATAAAAGAAACAGTGGTAGATCACGAAGCGAGGATAAAAAACCTCGAAAAGTAGGCAGACTGGAGACGGTCTGTAGTAGGATCACCTCCTTCTTACATTACAAGAAGGCCCGGGGATAATTCCTCGGGTCTTTTTGCGTGGTGATAATTTGAGTTTGCGAAACAACAATTTACCACTTGAAATATACACGAACGGTCAGGGCTTCATCCCACCGGTCATCAACATATCCGCTGTCTTCCATCTTCCAATACTTACCGCCGTACAACTCAGCGGTGATCTCAGGGTCGTGCTCCTGCATCAGTCTGAGGATCTTCTTTCCTTTTGTCTTGGCAGCATCGCCAACGTAAAGTTCTATGTCTTCTCCCTTGTCGATATCGTAATCAATAACGTATACGCTCACCGTCACGGACCCATCTTCTGAAACGGTGGTCTTCAGATCTACGTCAACGTCCAGGGGAGGGTACTGCCATACTTTATCTCCCGGATATCCTTCTTCCTTGAATTCCATCAGTTTCATTCCGTCATATTTATCTTCAGGATCAGTATATTCCTTCTGGTATTTCTTTAATCTTTTTTCGCTTTTCTGATCAGTACAGTATGCTATGAATTCGTATGTTTCCATTTCGGATCACCTCCATGTATCATAATTAATCCAAATAAATGTTATGACACTGTTGCAACAATGTCAAGACAGTGCTAATATAAGGGTGTAAGCCAACTATTCCTAAAATCATAAGAAACGGTATAGTTTCGAAACCGTTGGAATCACTGCGATTGAGCACTGATAAAAGGACTTAATTGGACTTACAATATGTAGGTCCATTTTTTTATTTTTGGAGGTCCCCAATGAAAGAACAAAAGTATGTACAGTGCATCCTCTGCGAAGGAGACACGTTCCAGGAAGCAGTTGACAAGTTCAATTATGAGATGCAGAGACTCAAGCCATTCAATCCTTGGTTTGAGAGAGCAGGAGAAAAATTCCTGATCTATATCAAGATGGTAGATCTCGCTCCTGAAACCATCGCAGAAGCAAAGCACATCGAAGGGTGCGGACACACCTGTAAGGAGTGCGACTACTGCAAGCGTGAAATGAACCGCTACGGAGTCGCTGACAAGCGAAAGAAGTTCGGTTACTGCACAAGAGCGGGCGGTAAGGTGAAGGTCAGCCTTGACGGAGCTGTCTGCGACATTTTCTACATCGAGCATCAAGACGAAAGAAAGGAGGCGAAATAGTGACGTATGTGAAGAACGCTGCAGTCAGGTCAGAGCTTGCCCGGTGTGGGATGAGCATGACAAGACTCGCAGAGCTGAAGGGCATCAGCAAACAGGAGCTGTCGGTAATGCTCAACAACGTTGAGTGGTCCGTAAAGGAAAGAAACGAGACAGTCCAGCTGATAAGAGAGAACGCAGTTATAGAAAGGAGGTAAACGCTTATGCCTATTGATGGAATCATCGACGGTCTCAGACGAGCTGTTCTGAGACACTGCGAAGACAAGGAGCTTGCTGATTATGTATCAGACGCTATCGACGCCCTGGAGGGAGTCGATCATGAGCTTGACAAAGCCTACAAGGAAGGCAAGTACGTACAGCTCAGAGAAGACTTTGATGCGGTCATCGAAAACATATGGCCCGCAGGAGGAATGGGAGTATGAGAGTCATTTTGAAAGAACCCGGGTGCGCACCACGCGAGATCGAGATAGAAGGAACTCTGCCAGAGTATCAGAATCTCGTCGGCGGTTACATCGAGCACCACACACTGACAAAGGGTATCGGGATCCTCTTTGATGAGGAAGGGAAACTGAAAGGCAAGAAGCCGAACATCTATCTCGACGATCTGTATGACGTAGTAGTCGGAAATGTCGTGATAGTAGGAGAAGCAGGGGAGGAATTTACAGAGGTACCGGAAGAGATGCTTCCGAAGGTGATGTTCTTCCTGAGATCAAGCGCAGTATAGGAGGAAAAAATGAAGTACACACTGAGGCTCTATATGAGCAAGTACATGAAGGTTAGTGAAGACAAAGATTATGAGACGGTCGAGGTATCCAGAACGTTCGAATTCAGAGACTACGAAGACGTTATGAACTTCATCGGGTATCTGACCGAAGGAGCTGACGGATGGATCAAGTTCGAACTGAAGGCGGAAAAGGAGGTCTGATATGGAAAAGGTCAAAAGAACACTCGGATACATTCTGGTCGAGCTGGGATTCACAGCTATCTTCGTCGGTATCGTTATCGCAATGGCAACAGTCAGATAGGAGGAAACATGGAACTTATCGAAGTAAGAGACAACGAGCCTAAACACGCAAAGCAGGAGCTGACACCTCTGGAACCGGAAGAGGAAGTAGTCAAGTTCGTGGCAGATGTTCCTGCAGACGCTTACTACAAAGAGCAGATAAGAACGCTTCGGAAGAAGCTGGATGATCTGCAGACGCACAGTGAGCTGCAGGGTGACTACATCGCAGATCTGGAAAAGAGAAACACTGAACTCAGCGAAAGAGTTGTCCGCCTTGAGAGAGCGGTCATCGATGCAGCTATCAAGGCATAAGAAAAGCGCACCTGCCAGTGCGCTCCAACCATGCGTGAATACATGGTCCCTAAAATGGTCACAATTAATTATAAGCGTTATTCGCAGAAAGGTCAATCCAATGTACAACACTGAAGATCGCTCATGGAGCGAGTGGAGAGACGAGGAACTGATCCGCGAAGGTGATGACAGAAAATACAAGGAGGATTGTGAAAGAGAAGATGACTGAACTCGACTACAAGATCATTGCAACCGGTTCGAAGGGGAACGCAGTAAGGATTGAAAACATCATGATAGATTGTGGAATTCCGTTTTCAAGGATGCACGAAGAACTATATAAGGTCGACACATTGCTTATCACTCATTCACATTCTGACCACGTAAAAGAAGCCACCTACAACAGGATCAGAGAAGAATTTCCGAATATAAAAACGTATGCCAACTATGACGTTGCTTACAGATACGACATCGACAAAGTCATTTCAACCGAACCCTTTGCTTTGAAAAAGAAGAGAATCGTGATCCCGTTTCCGGGAGTCCACGATGTTCCGGTCACCGGCTTCGTTATCAAAATGAAGGGCAACGACATACTGTACATGACGGATACGTCAAAAGTAAGTCCGCCGGAAGGAATGACTTTTGATTATGTCTTCCTTGAGAGCAACTACGATGAACGGAAGCTCAAGGAACTCAGTAAGCAGTACAAGCGAAGAGGTTACGACCCGTACACCAATTCGGTAGTAAGGCATTTATCAACGCAGAAATGTAAAGAATTCTATTACGTAAACAGAAAATCAGAAGAAAGCAAACTAATCGAATTACACCAATCAAGCAGATTTTATTAAGAGGTAAGGAATGAACGAAATAACACTGAACAGTAAAGATGTTACCTACGACGTGCCAAAAGTGAACTTCCCGTCCTATGACAAGTATCTTGCAAGAGCGAATGACATCGCAGCACAGATATCGTCAATGGAAGTGTCAGCTGACAACATCCAGGAAGCAAAAGGACTGCTGGCGGATGCAAGGAAGGTCACAGACGGTCTCAACAGAATCAGAATCGACATCAAGAAAGAGATCCTCAGCGATTACACAACATTTGAATCACAGGTCAAGGACCTGTGCAAGATAATCGACGAAGCCGACGCACAGCTGAGGTCGAAGGTCAGGATCCTCGATGATAAGGAGAGAGAAGAGAAAAAGGCAGCCATCAGAGAGATATGGGACAAGCGAATCCAGAACTACAGCTTCCAGCAATTTTACCCTGATGATCCTTTTTACAGATTCCTCACAAGACAGCATCTGAATAAGAGCACCTCGATGAAGTCAGTTGAAAAGGATATGACGTACTGGATGCAGGAACATGAAAAGAACGTCGCAACAGCTAACAGCATGGGCGTTGAGTATCTTGCAGAGTATGTCCAGACGGATGACCTCGCTCTTGCGATTGAAAACGTCAGGGAGCTGCAGGAACTCACAGATCTAATAGCTGAAGTCGATACCGATGAAGAGGAGGAAGAAAAGGCCGTATTCATCGTCAAAGGTACAAAAGACATATCATTCGCAGAAACATTACTCAAAACCAACAATATCAACTACGAAAGGAAATAAAACATGGAAATCAGAAAAGATCTTATTCTCGTAAGCGTTGAATATGAAAACAACGATAACAAGGCGGTGATGACCTTCCTGGACAAGGAGCGCAAACAGGTCAGAGTCGTGAACTTCAATAAGCAGTCCTATTCGAACGGAAAGTTCGTTGATGATCCTGAGAAGGCAGAGAAGGTCGAGGAGTGGTGCCAGGAGTACTTCGGTGTCGACTTCACCGGTCTCAAGGACTGCGTAGGTGTGGCTAAAGATGTGTACTGCTATGACACATTCAACAGCCTGTGGGAGTCACAGACGATCAGCAAGTTCACAGCGGATATGAACAAGCAGATCTATCAGACGGAGATCAGCGAGATCACAGTCGATGACTATGCCATCAGAATCCGCTATCCGATTGACGGCAAGCTGTATGAGTCGAAGATGAGCTACTCGATCTATCTCGAAGACACGAAAGAGTGGTTCCAGGACCCTATCAAGAAGGAAAAGAAGTACGCAGACTTCGAGGAAAAGTTCCACGTTCCTGTTGAGAGAGCTAATGAACTCGTCGGAACTCATATCATCATCGAAGTCAAAGCAGCTTTCGGAAAATTCTACTACGGAGATATTAAGGCATTGCCAAAGAACTAATCATGGATAAAGACAAGTTACTATTCTACGATATTGAAGTTTTCGAGAAAGATGCACTTGTCGTGTTTATGGATATTGACGGAAAAGAAGTCGCTCACTTCTGGAATGATCCCAACAGAAAAACCGTTGATGATGCTTCGGGGTTCGAAGGGATCCCGAAGGTCATCGAAGGGAAAACACTTGTCGGATTCAATAACTACCACTACGACGATTATATTCTGTCAAAGATGCTTAACGAAGCGGGTAATCTTCCTGAGTACATCAAGCTCGAAAACGACATGATAATCAGAGGGCCGGGAAGCGGGAGAGAAATCAATTCTGACATATACTCGCTGGACACTATGCAGCAGATCGATGTCAGCAAACCTTCTCTGAAACAAATAGAAGGTAATCTCGGAATATCGATAGTCGAATCCAGTGTCCCTTTTGACATCAAAGGTCAGCTCACTCCTGATCAGAGAGATGAGGTCCTCGAATACTGCCGTAACGACGTTAGAGCGACAGTAGAGATATACAAGCTGAGAGAGAAGTCATACTTCGAGGTAAAGCAGGGACTTCTCGCAATGCTTGACGAATCCGAAAGAGGACGGGCATACAGATGGAACACAACCACACTCGCTGCCCGTGTCCTTCTCGGAAACAATAAATCAAAAGCATGGACCGCTCACAAGGTACCAAAGAAGTACTGGAGAAACGTTCCCGGTATTCCCGAAGACGTATGGACAATGTGGGAAGACATCTTCGCAGATATGTCAGCTGCGACCAAGAAGAGCAAAACCGTCAAAGCGTTCGACTGCAAGGTCGTGTTCGGCATGGGCGGTCTTCACGCAGCTCCGTCCAAACCATGCAGATATGGAAGATGCAAACACAAGGACGTTGCGAGTATGTATCCGTCTGCAATCGTACACCTCAACGCGCTCGGAGACGCGACTGATAAATACGATGGTATGCGGAAGGAACGTATCGCTATCAAACACACTGATCCCGTCAAGGCCGGTGCTCTGAAGCTGATACTTAACTCTGTGTACGGAAACTTCAGAAATCAGTACTCACCGCTCCAGAACGAACTCGCATCAGGGACCGTGTGCGTATACGGACAGATAGCTCTGTTCTCACTCTGTATGAGACTCCACGAAGCCGGTTACAAAGTCATTAACGCAAACACCGACGGTGTTGTATACGTTGACGATCCGGGTCTCGGAGGAGTCGACGAACAGATATCAACAGAGTGGGAGCAGGAGTTTGACGGATTCAAGCTGGAAACAGATGTCTATAAGCAGTGGATCCAGAGAGACGTAAACAACTATATCGCAGTGACAGAGGACGGCGAAATCGAAGTAAAAGGCGGAGACGTCAACAAGTATCACGTCAATAAATGGTTCTCCAACAATAACGCGAGAATCGTTCAGATAGCACTCGTTGACTATCTCGTTTACAACAAACCGATACTCGATACCTTACTTGAAAACCGCGATAAACCGCTCCTGTGGCAGTTCGTTCTGAAAGCCGGCAGCACATACCTCCGTGTGGAGGATGCGTCAGGCACTGAACAGAACAAGGTCAACAGAGTGTTCGCTGCCATGCCGAACGTTGAAGGTGTGACAAAGCTGTACAAGATCAGGCAGGACGGAGGAAGAGTTAATTTCCCTGACGTTCCAGAACGTATGCTGATATGGAATGAGTCAGTCAATGATATCCCTGACTTCGAAAAGATAATCGATATCGGTTATTACATGACTCTTGTTGAAAATAAACTGAAAGGATGGTGTGTGTAAATGTTCATAGAATACGTTCCAGGAGAGAAACACGCACCTAAGAACGCAGAACGATCCGAGTCTATGGACTCGTTCACAGACTGCGGGCAGCTGCTTACCGATCAGGACATCGTCATTGATATCGACCATCTTCCGAAGGAATCAATCAAGGCACTTATCAAAGACTTCAACATCAAAACACAAGTCGTATGGACCGAAAGAGGAGCGCATCTGTGGTTCAGTAAACCGCTCTGGTTCAAGAAGCGTTCAAACGGTGTGTGCCGTCTCGGATTCGAGATAGAGCAGCACAATCAGAACGGCAACCCGAACGGAATGACCGTCAAGAGAAACGGCAAGGAAAGACAGATAGATAACTTCGGTGTCAGACAACCGCTTCCGAAGATATTCAGCATTGATAAAAAAGGCAGCTATCACGACCTCACCGGTCTCCAGGAAGGAGAGGGTAGGAACAACAAGCTGTACGCCCACAGGAGAGCGTTACTGAACAACAACGCTGCCGATGATACGGCAATAATTTCGTTCATCAACTACCACGTATTCGGTGAACCGCTGGAAGCATCCGAACTCAACTACATTCTTCGTGAAGAAGTAGAGACTGATGATAAGGACAGCAAATACGCTTACATCGTCAATCAGATCATGAACGAAGGGCGCGTGGTCAAATACTCAGGCTCACTCTGGTGGTACACGCCGGAAGGCGAATATCAGACAGATCCAAAGAACGAACGTCTCAAGCGCAGGATCTACGCTATGTGTGAGAACGAAACCACACGTTTTGTGGACGAGGTCATCAAGCAGATCGAGTACAAATCGCCACTGATCCCACCGGAGACCGTCTTCCCGGTCCGCTTCAAGAACGGGATACTCACAAAAGGTGAGTTCATACCGATGACAGATTTCAGAGAATTCACTCCGTACTTCATCGATATCGATTACAAGCCTGATGCAGATCCTGACGAGAAAGTCGACGAGTACATCGACAATCTGACTGGCGGAGATGAAGACTACAAGAAGCTCCTCATGGAAGTCATCGGATACGTTCTGATCACAGACCCTGAAAAGATTCGCTCACTCGGTAAGTTCTTCATGTTCAGAGGTGATGGAGCCAACGGAAAAGGAACTCTGCTTGAAATAATGCGCAGGATCTATAATCCGAAAAACTGCACGAACCTCTCCATTAAACAGCTTGTTGATGAACGTTACAAGGTAACGATGGTCGGCAAGCTGGCGAACCTGGGGGACGATATCGAAGCCGAAGCCATAAACAACGACCAGCTGAAAATCATCAAGAACATCAGCACAGCAGACGCGGTCACAACAAGGCATATGTATTCCGAATCAGAGACAACGATCTTCATAACGAAGCTCTACTTCACAACGAACTCAGACATACATTCCTTCGAAAAGGGATATGCCTACAAACGCCGTGTTCTGTGGATGCCGATGTTCAACAAGGTCGACAAACCGGATGAAGCATTCATCACAAAGATGACCACGCAGCACGCTCTTGAGTACTGGATATCCCTCATCGTTCAGGGATACATGAGACTCTTCAAAAACGGCAAGTGGTCACCCTGCAAAGTGGTCAAGGACTACAACGACCAGTATCACGAAGGAAACAATATCGCGCTGCAGTTTGCAAAAGACCTTGATCCCGATAATGAGATCATCGGTAAGACCATCTCTGATATGAGAGAAGACTTCTTCCGATGGGACACGGAGGGACGCAAGTTCTCACCGAAGTTATTCAAGGCAGCGACCTGGGACTTGTACAGAATCGGAGTCGGCAAGAGCAAGATCAACGGCAAAACCGCGAGAGTATTTATGAAGCAGTCTGATACGACTCAGACGCTAGACCATTAATTTTTGTCCACCGCTGTCCACCTTTTGTCCACCGTATAATTCTCTGTAACCGTTGAAATTTCAACGTTTTCTTTAAGAGTGGTGGACAGGTTGACAGGTGGACAAGCAAAAAAAAATTTTCCGAATTTAACATCTTACGAAGATGTTAAAAAAACGTAAAAAAAAGTTCAAATTGTTTTGTCCACCGCAAAAATCGCTGAAACCCTTGAAAAATGGGGATTCTTGGTGGACAGAAATTGAAAATTAAATGACGTAGTAAACGATAACCGTTTTATTGTAAAATAAGAGGAGGAAATATCATGAGAAGACCGTGTGAAGTATACGAAGTAGTCCAGAAGGAGAACGGGACCTACCGTAAGGTAAAGCATTACAGTTATGTGGCCCTGCTGACGAAGATCGAGGACGATCAGGTGCTCGCTGTCAGATATGACGGATACACAAGTAAGTATGACGGGCTGCTGGATGATGTGAAGCATGATTATCCTGAATGGAACGTCAAGGGAATATATAAGCTGTATGAGCAGGACTTCACTGCAGCGGAATAACTAATCACAGTCTACAACCGGGGCGGGCAAACAACTAAATAATTTAATAAGGCACGAACACCATCATACTTATAACAAGCAACGCCCGCTCCGGTCTGTAATAGAAAGGAAGATATGAACTCAGCTGAAATAATAAGGACCTGCCGTGAACGTGCAGGATTGTCCAGACAGCAGCTCGCAGACAAGTGCGGACTCTCGTATAACCACATATGGCTATGGGAAACCGAACAAGTTTGTCCGAAGGTCGATAATTTTCTCGCTGCTATCGGTGCAGCAGGATTCGAAATAATCATAAAGGAAAAGCATAAGGCTTATTACAGGACCGATCCGACCAGAAGGAAGAAGGTGTACAAATGATTGAAGACGTGGGGAAACTGATCTTCGACTGCAGACATGAAGCCGGTCTGTCACTGAGGGACTTGGCTGCCATTGTCGGAACACAACCACACGCTATATCACAGTACGAGCATAAGGGCATCTGTCCGAAGGTTTATATGTTTGAAGACATACTGAACGCTTGTGGATATGAGATAGAAATTCACAAGAGACGTTAAAGGAGATCAATGATATTTATGGGCGTTAGAGAAATCGCAGAAGGAGAAACAGTATTGCTTTGTACGGAAGACGTACCGGAGATGACACCGGAGCTGAGAGCTATGGACGGGAGGATCTTCGAGGTCAAGTCATTCAACGGAAGGTACTACACACTTGAAGGTTGTAAGTCAAAGGCCGGTATCCCTTTTGCAATACTGGACAGCTGGATTGTACCGATAGGAGAAAAGAAATGGCGAAAGTAATTATATTCCTATGGTTTCTGTATATCTGTTTTCAGGTCGTATGGGCTATGGTCCTGACGTTCTGCGAGGACGAAGACGAGGATCTGGAAGAGTACCTTGCGAAAGATGATGCTGCGATCACAGCGTGTATGAAAGCAATGGCAGCTGTCATCGTCGGAGCCATAATCGGATTCGCTTGGATCCTATTCTTCTCAGGAGGTATGCGATGATGATAGCGAACGGAAAGATAATACGCTGTACAGATGCGGAACTGTTCGAGCACTGGTTGAAACACTTCGAGGATATCTTTCCGTATGAAGTGTATAAGGCAGCGTGTGTTAGTAAGGGGACGGAAGTGATATCGAATGACTTTGTCCCTGAGTGTAAACAGTACCGCACAAGATATTGCTATGACGAATGTAACTGGTTCGGGAAGTGCCTGGACTTTGAGAGGGAGGTTGAATAAATGGAAACAGTGATAAATATCTGTTTGATCATAGCTTGCTTACTGAATGCGATAAACATTCACTTGATACTTAAACGTGTCGACAAGCTGGAAGTACAGGCGGATAAATTCAAGATCAATCTGATAGGGCTTATGCACCGTGACGATCTGAAGAGAATGGTAAAGGAGTATGCAGATGAGGAAGTGTCTGATTGATAGATGCGAACTGTTTAATAGACTTGCGACAGTAACCGCTGCGGATGCTAACGAGATGAAGGCGCAGATCTACACAGTCATTCAGAGTATGGAAGCTGAGAGCGGTACTGTTTACTGCCGGGACTGTAAATGGTCAAGGAAGGCAAAGAGCAGGAACAGTGAGCTGAACTGTACGTGGCATCACAGAAACATGCTGTATGACGATTACTGCAGTTACTGGGAGGAGAAAGTAGATGAGTAGGATCTACATCGAGTGCCTGGATAAGAAGCCGGAGCACTGTGCAGACTGTCCTATATGTAACGAGTACGATGACTGCGATCTACAGCCGACATACTACAAAACATGGGATGAACAGTATGAGCACTGTCCATTGAAAGAAGAATAAACAGCTGATTACGGGACGGGCAGGACTTATATAATTATTCATTTTAACCTCATTATTAATACCAAAGCTAAACAAGAAAGGAGAATGTTCTTTCTCTTCAGTAGTGTGTTCTGTGTTTTCCCTGCCCGTTCTGTTTCAGATAGAGAGGAGTAATGATGAGTGACCTAATAAACGGAAGAGAGATGCTGAAGAGATACCAAGAAGACTTATGTTATGGCATTGCTTGCAAAGAATGCTCGATGTGTACGGAAGACGGTGGGTGCAGAGTAGAAGAGTGGATTGATAAATTCCCATCCGCAGACAGACCGAGTGCTGTTGACCTATCGAGCGTCTACTCCACAGCGTACAAGAGCGGATACGAAAAAGGCAAGGCAGATAGACCGCAAGGGGAGTGGTTAAAGTTCGGACTTGGACGTGGCACACGAATCCTTTTTTGCACCAACTGTGAAAGAAGAATTGAGGTGCCACTGTCGCAAGGTGATTCAAACTACGACTTCTGCCCTAACTGCGGATGTCGGATGAAAGGAGCAGACGATGAGTGAGTTTGAAAAAATCCTGCATCAGAAGAGTGCGTGTTGCAGAACTTGTGAGTACCACCTCGATGGAGTGAAGTCAGACCATACGTTATTGGGGAGTGTAATAGATTTTGATTCCGATATGGACGGCTTTATCTGTTTGGCACTTGCCTACGAAGGTGTAGCATACTGGATGCTCGGAGTGGACGAAGAGATGGGCATCTGTGAGATGTACAAGGAAAGGAGCAGACGATGAGTAGATGGATAGATGCAGAATGGCTTTGCAATGAGTTGGGTGACATCAATATGGACATATACACAGATGAAGTCAAGGAATACATCGACTCCGCACCAAGCATAGACATAGTACGTTGCGGAGAGTGCAAGCATAACTACAACACGGCAATCAATCACGGCAAGATGCAACCGAGATGCGATTTTACGGATTACAAACTGACCGAGAATGATTTCTGTAGCCGTGGAGAAAGAGAGGGCGAGTGATGAAGATAAGACCGATAACATTCAAACAGGCTTGCGACTTCATCAACAAATATCACAGACATCATAAGGCAACTGTAGGATGCAAGTTTTGTATCGGCTTATTCGACAATGACAAAATGGTAGGTTGTGCGGTTTGTGGCAGACCTGTCAGCAGATATCTCGATGATGGGTTGACACTTGAAATCAATCGTCTTTGCACAGATGGAACACGAAATGCTTGCTCAATGCTCTATGGTGCTTGCTGTCGCATAGGCAAAGAAATGGGATACGAAGAAGCTGTGACTTATATCCTTGAAACCGAAAATGGAGCAAGTCTAAAAGCATCCAACTTTATCTGTGAGGGGCAAGCAGGTGGAACGCATTGGACAGGCGAACGAGACAGAGGACAAGACATACCGCCATTATTCAAAACTAAATGGGTGCGGAAATTACAGGCAGACCGCAAGACCGAGAACAATTCGGAAAAACCGAACAACTCAAATGATTAACTGAAAACTCAAATTGAGATTTGAGAAAGGAGTAGCGAATGAACGAGCGTGAAAACATATTCATACGCATACTCAAAAGGCTTGGCATCATAACAGAATTTGAGGTCAGCAAGGAAGATATGTGCAAGCAAGCACAGAGTATTTGCAATCACGATTGTGAGCATTGTGCTTGGCAGGCGGAAAGGAGCGAGTAGATGGACGAGCGCACAGTAGAGATAGCCATATCACTGATACTTGCGTGGTATGAGTGGACAGAAGGGAGCGAATAAGTATGAATAAATTAGACAAGATGAAAAAAATGGTTGACGGCATACTTGGTGATGATGACCTTTGCGAAGGCTGTGAATTTGTGGTCGAAGGCTTAACATGTGCCGAATGTAGGCGAAAGTATGCAGATGAAATCATTAAGATTTTACGGATGCCAGAGGTAGCGAAAATGGTTGAGCAAGCCGATACTCCGCAGACGGATTGCGGATGGGGAGAACCGAATGAGTAAGTAAGGATGCAGAGATATGACAAATAAACCGGGAGACATTATCGACGGCAAGGAGATCGAGCAGGACGGATACGTCACTTGGGAGGAACACGTTAATGAGAGCGAAGGAATATCTGAGACAGTACGAGGATCTGGACAAGAAGGCACGGTACTTCAAAGAAGAATACGAACTGGAAACTGAGAAGATAGATGCGATAGGATCTACACTGGGCGGTGAGCCTGGTATGCCACATGGAACGGGGATATCCAGGAAGACAGAAGACAAAGCCATAAGACTTGCGGACGCTGCCATGAAGTGGAAGATCGCAGAACTGGATGCTATCGAGAAGAGACAGGAAGTGTTTGAGGTCATCAGCAAGGTCAGAGGAATCGAAGGTGAAGTACTGTACCAGAGATACATCGCTCTGTATAAATGGGAACAGATCTGCGTGAACATACCTATGAGCTGGACGGGTGTACACAAAGCGCACAGAAGAGCGCTGGCTATCGTACAGAGTATGCTCGATGATTAGAGTATGGAAGTGCATACGGATACATTTTAAAATGATATTGTCAGAAGTTGTTAATGAGTTCTGACCATGATACTTAATCTTCTTACATATAGACCGGACCAGCTCCGGTCTTTTGTATTACAGACATATGAATTATAAAAGCAAGCGGTGGTTGAGACTGCGGGAACGAATACTCAAGCGTGATGATTACACGTGCCAATACTCGAAACGATACGGCAAACGCATACCGGCGAATACGGTCCATCATATTTTTCCAGCAGAAAAGTTTCCTGAGTATGAGTGGTGTGATTGGAATTTAATTTCGTTGTCTGACTCTGCACACAACGCGATGCACGACAGGGACAGCCATGAGCTGACGGCGGAAGGAATAACTTTGCAGAGAAGACTGAAGAGACGCGGGTTCCCTCCTGATCTGAAATAATATTTTCTTTTTCTGCAGAGGTACCCGCCCCGTCTCGCGCTGCGTATATCGTCAACCATACAACGCCGCATACCCCCATCTCCAACTCGGAGTTAATTTTACATAAGAGGGGATAAAACCGGGAGTAAAAAGCGCATGAATAAGGAAGAATGGCGCCGAAAAATTACAGAAGCGAGTGAAAACGCAGGAACATACAGGGAATATTTTGATGATGTCATCGACACCCTGGCGGAGATCCTTGATCTCAGGGACAATGCCCGCGATAAATTCTATGCTTCCGGTGGTGAACCGATAGTAGAACATACAAATAAGGCCGGTGCGACTAACATCGCAAAGAACCCGATGCTGATAGTGATCGACGATCTGAACAAGACAGCGCTCACATACTGGAGGGATCTGGGACTGACACCGGCCGGACTGAAACGGATAAACGATACGGCTATGAAGACTGAGAAACCAAAGAAAACTACATTGGAGATAGCTCTTGAGCAGCTCAGCAAAGATTAAGGGTAAGCACTGGGGCGAGGTCCTTGAGTATGCCGACAGTATCAGAAGCGGGAGGAAGGCAGCGTGTCCTGAACTTAAACAGGCCGTTGAACGATTCTATAATGACCTTGACAATCCTGATTACTACATGGACTGCAAGGCACCCGACTTCTGTATCGGCCTTATCGAGAGCACGCTCTGTCATCGTAAAGGTGAGAGTCTCGACGGGACTCCGCTGCGGGGGAAGCCGTTTCTGTTATTACCGTTTCATAAATTTATCATATACAATCTGCTTGGTTTCAAGCTGACGGGAACCAATATAGTGCGCTTTCATGAAGCGCTTATTTTTATTCCGAGAAAGAATGTCAAAACGACATTCGCTGCTGCGCTATCCTGGGCGCTGTCGATATGGTACAGAGCTTCAGGAGCGACAACATACATCGCGTCAGCTGCACTGCTGCAGTCGCTTGAGAGCTTCGACTTCCTGAACTACAACGTCAAGAGGATGGGAGAAGACGAGAAGGACGGCGGGTGTGTAAAGATCATAGATAACAATAACGAACACTCACTGACAGCAACGCTGTCGGACGGTTCGTTCTATATCAGAGCGCTGGCTTCGAATCCTGACGCTCAGGACTCTCTCAACTGTAACATTGCTATAGTCGATGAGATCCACGCTTTCAAGAAGGCTAAACAGTACAACCTGTTTAAGCAAGCAATGAAAGCATATACAAACAAGCTCCTGATCGGAATCAGTACGGCAGGGGATAACGCCCAGGGCTTCCTGGCGAACAGAGTGGAGTACTGCAGGAAGGTGTTGAACGGCACTGTAAAGGATGAACAGTACTTCATTTTTATGTGCTGTGCTCCCGTGGACGAAACAACAGGCGAAGTCGACTACACCAGTGCCGAAGTACAGGAAATGGCTAATCCGGGCTACGGAGTCACGATCCGACCGGATGAGATCATGAACGATGCTATGCAGGCCCTGAACAGTCCGCAGGATCGGAAGGACTTTCTGAGTAAGTCACTGAACGTATTCACCGCCGGCATAAAGGCTTGGTTCAACGTTGAGGAGTTCCGGTCCTCTGATCAGCAGTATGACTGGTCACTTGAGGATCTGGCAAAACTCCCTATCCAATGGTACGGCGGAGCTGACTTGTCGAGGACTTACGACCTCACAGCATCAGCACTTGTCGGTGAGTATAAAGGCACGCTGATAATAATAACCCACGCTTTCTTCCCGGTGACACAGGCAGCGAGGAAAGCTGACGAGGACAATATACCGTTGTTCGGATGGGCTGACGATGGCTGGCTGACTATGTGCAATTCGGAAACGGTCAACTATTCAGATGTGGTCGACTGGTTCTGTGATATGCGGAATATGGGCTTCAACGTCAAAGTTGTAGGTCAGGACAGGAAGTTCGCAAGGGAGTTCTTCCTGCTGATGAAGTCCAAGAAGTTCAAGATCGTAGATCAACCGCAGTACTACTATGTGAAGTCACAGGGCTTCCGTCATATCGAAAAGGCAGCCAAAGACAAGAAATTATATTATCTGCACTCTGAAGCATATGAGTACTGTGTTCAGAATGTCAGAGCAATAGAAAAAACAGACGATATGGTGCAGTACGAAAAGGTATCACCAGAGCAGAGGATAGACTTATTCGATGCTTCTGTGTTCGGTACTGTGCAGTTATTGGAGAATTTAGAGAAACGAGAAAAAGCTCGGGAATGGTGGGGAACTAAATGAGCATAATGGATTATTTCTTCAGAAGTACGGACAAGATAGGAAACGCCCGCACTTCGACTACCAAGAGCAACAGTATGGTCGGGATCCTGCTCGGCGATGATGACACAAGTTTAGCTTGTACTGGTTATACATCGCTCGCAGACAATCCAGAGGTTTTCACAGCTTGTCGCAAGATAGCGACTCTCATATCGAGTATGCCGATAATGCTGATGGAAAACGGCAAGAGTGGCGATACAAGGATATTCAATGAGCTGTCACGTAAGCTGGATATCGAACCTAACAGGAACATGACAAGGCGTACTTGGATGGAAGCTATCGTGATGAATATGCTCCTGTACGGACGCGGTAATTCGGTCGTGAAGGTGTATACCTCAAGAGGTTACATAACAACACTTGAGCCTATATCAGCATCAAGAGTTTCATTCGCACCGAGTCCGACCGGGCGCAAGTATCAGATATTCATTGACGGGAAGATGTACGATCCTGACGATGTACTTCATTTTGTCGATAATCCCGACAGGTTCTATCCGTGGATGGGCAAGGGTGCGACTGTGGTTCTTTCTGATGTTGCCAATAATCTGAAACAGGCAAGCGTCACAAAGAAGGGTTTTATGAGTTCCAAGTGGAAGCCGTCAATCATTGTGAAAGTCGATTCCATGATAGATGAGTTCTCAAGTCCAGAGGGCAGACAGAAGTTACTTGATTCCTATGTGAAGAGTTCTGATGTAGGCGAGCCGTGGCTTATCCCTGCGGAACAGTTCGAAGTCGAACAGGTGAAACCGCTTTCACTTGCCGACCTTGCTATATCTGATTCAGTCGAGATAGACAAAAGGACAGTCGCTTCTATACTCGGTGTACCGCCATTCGTTTTAGGTGTAGGCGAGTATAACAAGGAAGCGTGGAATTCGTTTATAGCGAATACAGTCCGCGTTATTGCTGAAGAGATAGAGCAGGAGATAACAAGGAAGCTGATACTCAATCCTAAATGGTATGTGAAGTTCAACATACTGTCACTTATGGACTGGGACATTCAGACGGTAGCTAACGTATTCGGTTCTCTGTCTGACAGAGGATTCGTGACAGGCAACGAAGTACGTGACCGCATCGGTATGAGTCCTGTGGAAGGACTGGACGAGATGCGTGTTCTTGAGAATTATATCGGTTGGGATTATTCGAACAAGCAGAAGAAGTTAGTACAAGAAGGTGACGAATAAATGGCACTGCTTTGTGATAACTGCGAAGTAAAAGGAAAAACGCATCAGATATGGTGCAAGCATACGGGTGAACCTTGTCTGCACGTTCGGTACTGTGCGGTATCAATGAAATATTATCAGACGGACGCAGCTGCGTTCTGCCCGATGAAAAAGGAGAAAGACGATGAACAGAGACGGACTCGGTAGCAGACAGACAAGGATGGTCTGCACAAATTTCACAACACGTGAAGACGCGGAAAATGCTCTCATTATCGAGGGTTATTTTGCCGTTTTCAATAGTAACTACGACATTGCACCGGGAATGAGTGAATCTATAGCACCGGGCGCGTTTACGGACGCAGTCAGCGGAGACATTAGAGCACTCGTCAATCACGACACTACGCTGGTTCTCGGACGGACAAAGGCTGGTACTTTCGAAGTCAAAGAGGACAGTCACGGATTATGGGGAAGCATAAGAATCAATCCGAACGATTCTTCAGCCGTTGACCTGTATGAGCGTGTCAAGCGTGGTGACGTAGACGGTTGTTCTATCGGATTCGACATCGCGGAAGAGGAAACCGAATTCCTTGAAAACGGTGATGTGCATTGGACAATCAAGAAGATTCTCCCACTCTATGAGTGCAGCTGCTGTAGTTTTCCTGCATATCAGGAGACTGCTATACAGGCAAGAGAAAAAGATTTTGAAGAAGCGAAGAGACGTCAGATTGAAGTATATAAGGCTGAACTTCGCGCAAAGTTGAAAGAGAGGTAAAAGTATGGCTTTAGGTCATTGGTTAAAAGACTACATAGGACCTAACTCCGCAAATAGTGGGGGGGTACTGTAGAGGTATCTAAAATCAAGATTGCGACATTTAACGGCGGTGGTGCTCCACTTGGTGGAACTGCCAACTATCTTTTTAACGGTGGCGGTGACTTGGACGATTCAAAAACGCTCTACGACCTCATTGGCGAAAAAACCATTGTAAGTTTTGCGTATTTTGGTCATAGAAGTGATGAGAGTGTGTTGAACGAAACCACACCAATCGTGGCTCAAATTGGAGTAAGTGGTAGCGGAAGTGAAGTTGTCCATAATATTGACCCACGCCTTGTAGAAGTTGAACATCGCAACCAATACACAGGTGGAAGCATACAGGCGATTACACAGGGTCAATGCTCGTCTATCGACATCTACGCAATCTGCATCTAACCAACCTATACCTATCTTAAGAGGCGCGGTATAGGCTGACTAAAGCAATATACAACCTCTTAAGAAAGGAGAAATTAATGGCTATAGGACATTGGTTGAAAAACTACATGGGCAATGGTGGCGTTGCCGAAAGTGGGGGAGGTACGAGCGGTAACCTCGTTGTAACTGCGAGTGTTAACTTCGCAAATAAAACAGCTACAGCAGACAAAACATACAACGATTTTGCGGATGCTCTCCCGAATGTTATTACAATCGCTGAAATAGGCGGTGGGTACAGTATTTTCGAAGTAAACAGCTTCAGTACAACGGCTTGCGTGATGCAACAGCGTGTAGAAGGAACCGCAACAGCACTACGGCTTGTATTCCGTTCAGACGGAACAATTGAATTTGTAATTCCATCGTAACCCACTTCATCATATGCCATAACAACACGAAACACTAAATCTTAACTAACAAGGAGAAACAAATATGTTAAGAGCATTAATGATCAAAAAGTCTCTCGACGAAAAGCGTTCAGCACTCGCAAAGCTGACCGAAGGTGTTGACTTCGAAAAGCGCGAAGCTGAAATCGCAGGAATGATCGAAGAGATTCAGACACAGGAAGAGCGCGATGCTGTCAATGAGGAAATCGAGAAGTTCGAATCCGAAAAGGCAGAGTTTGAAGCGCAGAAAAACAAGCTCGACGAGGAAATCAGAGGGCTTGAGAAGGAGCTTGATGAAATCGAAGCTGATGAGCAGAAGGCTCCAGAACCTATTGACGAAACAAAGGTTGAAAGAAAGGAAAACAAAACAATGGAAACAAGAAAGTTCTTCGGAATGAATTCACAGGAAAGAGATGCGTTCTTCAAGAGAGATGACGTTCAGAACTACCTCGCAGAGGTAAGGACCTGCATGAAGGAAAAGAGAGCACTCTCTAACGTAGGTCTTACTATCCCTGAAGTAATGCTCGGACTCCTGCGTGAGAACGTAATCGAGTATTCAAAGCTCTACAAGCACGTTACAGTAAGAGCTATCAACGGCGAGGGCCGTGAGGTAATCATGGGCGTAGTTCCAGAAGCTGTATGGACAGAGTGTTGTGCTAACCTCAACGAACTCGATCTCGGCTTCTTCGATACCGAAGTAAACTGCTGGAAGGTCGGCGGATTCTTCGCAGTATGCAACGCTAACCTTGAGGACAGCGACATCGCACTTGCAAGCGAGATCCTTACCGCACTCGGACAGGCTATCGGCCTTGCACTTGATAAGGCTATCCTCTACGGAACAGGCACAAGAATGCCTATGGGTATTGTTACAAGACTCGCACAGACTTCTGCTCCTGCAGACTATCCTGCAACAGCAAGAGCATGGGCTGACCTTCACACTTCAAACATCGTTTCTGTTCCTGCTGATACTGCAGACGCTGACCTGTTCAAGGCAATCGTACTCGCAAGCGGTTCTGCAAAGAGCAACTACAGCAGAGGTGAGAAGGTATGGGTCATGAACGAAAAGACTTATACATTCCTCATGGCTAACGCTCTTACAATCAACGCTAACGGTGCTATCGTATCTGGCGTTGACGGCGGAATGCCTGTAGTCGGCGGTGTTATCGAGGTTCTGAACTTCGTACCTGATGATGTTATCATCGGCGGTTACTTCGACCTGTATCTGCTCGCAGAGAGAGCCGGTCAGAAGTTCGCTACATCAGAGCACGTAAGATTCCTGCAGGATCAGACAGTATTCAAGGGTACTGCAAGATATGACGGTACTCCTGTTATCGCAGAGGGCTTCGTAGCAATCGGTCTGAACGGAACTACTCCGAACGCTACAATGACATTCGCGCCAGTACAGGGGGAATAACAGACGGGGAGAACGGAGCTGACACTCTCGACCTTCAC